AATCCAGTTCCAAATTGCTCTGTAATTTTCCATATTCTCATCAACTAGGAAATTGACTGAGAGATTATCATAGGTAATATGATCACCAGGAATCGGAACAGACGCAAATGGTGTTGCGAATGCTGGATCACCAAATGTCAAACCAGGTAAATTGACCTGTTGACAAAAGAAATTCACAGTAGGAATTTTCTGAATGGTGAAATTAAATCCATTGGGTGACAATGGGTTAATGTTCGAAGGTAAGGGGCAGCTAAGTGTTTTATCCATACTATTATTTAGTAAATGAAAAAAGGGAGAACCGAAGTCCTCCCTTAAAATACCGATCTTATTGTCGGCTTAATCAGCCGACACTTGATTACATCAAGTTAGTTACGGCAACCTTACGGTAGTAGTAGTTTACGTCCGCAGTCAAAGCACCATCGCTGTCAGAGTTATCCAACTGAACGAATGGGTTAGCAACTAGACCGTAACGAGTCTTGAAGCCAATCTTTGGTTGGAAGCTGTTAGGATCAACAGCACGAACCATTTGCAATGGAACGTATGGGCAGTAGAACAAGCCAGCGTCAAACGCTGAAGAACCCTTGTAACCCATAGTGAAGAACTGGCTAGTTCCTTGGTTAGCAGTATATGGATCAACATATACTTTGTACTTGCCATTTAGAACACCAGCGAAAGTAGTGCTTGCTTCATCAACATTCAATGAAGTGTTAAGAGCAGGAGCGTAGTCCAAAACACCAGCCATTGCCAAGGCACTTGCAACATCTGAAGAACAGATGATGAAGTTACCACGACCACGACGAGTTTGTTGAGCGATAGCGTTTGCTTCACGTTCGATTTGGAACAATAGACCCTTGAACTTTTCAACAGACCAACGACCATTAGAGTCAGTGTCTAAGTCAAAAGTACCAGCAGTAGTAGTACCAACAGCTGCACCAACTTTAGCAGTCTTGTAGATAGTACGGATAACTTCACGATTGATTTCTGAAAGAATTTCAGTTGAAAGGATGTTGCTCAATTCGCCTTCAGCGTCAAGACCATGAACAGACTTCATGTCTTGTGCTAGTTCGATTGAGTACTCAGCCTTCAAAGCACGAGTCTTAGCAGTAACTGAACGCTTTTCGATAGAGAAAGCCATAGCACCGAAAGAACCATCACCAGTACCACCTTGGCCTAGACGTTCTGCAGCAGAAGTAGTCAAGCCAGTACCAGTAGTGTTAGAACCTGGATTCCAAGTAGAACCAGCATGAGTGCCAGTACCAGAGAAGTCAGTGTCAGCTTCGTTGAACAATGCTTCAGTACCACCTTGAGTAGAGTAGCGTGACTTCATTGCGAAAATCAAGCCAGTTGGTTGTGTCATTGGTTGAACACCGCAAACATCATAAGCGATAAGTTGTGGCATTGCACGACGAACCAAGCTGATCAATACTGGATCGAACTTAGCGAAACCGCCAGTGTCACCGTATGAACCAACAGCGTTAGCTGGTGCTGCTTCGTTCAATTCGCCCATGGCTTCACGACCACGACGCATTTCGATTTCTTGGTTTTCTAATAGAACAGCAGTAACTTCACGACGATACTGTTCCTTGATTGGGGCTGCGCCCACGTGGTCCAATACTGGAGCCCACTTTTTTACGAGATCTTGACGAATAGTCATTTTGATTTCCTTTATTTATTACGGTTGAGGATACTAGTGTAAGCAGCCATAACTGGATCTAATTTCTTTTCTTCAGTTAGTGTGTCTACAGGAGCATCGGTAACTACAGACTTAACATCTGCTTGTGCTTTCTTAGTAGTGAAATAGTTTTCACGAATAGTTTGTAACTTAGTTCTGAAAGTAGTTTCGCTTTCGAAAGTTAATTCTTCAGCAAGACCTTTTAGCTTTTCAGCTTCTGTGTCAGCTAAACCATGTGCAGCTTCTTGAACTAATTCAGTACGCTTCAATTCACCAAGAGTTTTATTCAACTCGATGTTTGACTCAACTGTTTCAGTCAACTTAGCTTCTAGGGTTTCAACTTTCTCTTCTAGTGCACCAAGTACATCGAATTTCTCTTCAGGAATATCGATATAGTGCTCAACGAAAAGTTCTTTCATACCAGATACAAAACCTTCAAGAATTTCAGATTTCATACCATGCTCAAGGGCAATTTCATTCTGTGTCATCCACTGCTCGACAACGTAGTCGAGATATCCATCAACTTTTTCAACCAAACCCTCTTTCATTTCTTCAACTTGCTCAGCAAGTTTAACTTCATTCTCTTCATGAATGCGTGCGACTTCAGTCTTAACACGATTCATAACAGCAGCTTCAAAAATTGTTTCAGCTTTCTGTCTAAATTCTTCGCTTAGTTCTTCGCCATTTAAAAGAGCATCAACGTCTTCTTTCATGTTTGGCTTAGCACCAGTTGGACCAGCAACTACTGGAGACTGGTCACCAGCTTCTGCTTTTGCAGTAGCAACATTTGGCTTCTTAGATGTAGCATTTGCTGCTTCATCTTCGTTGTCTACATTGTTTTTAGCATTTTCTGGGTTTGGTGTTTCACCACCATTAGGAACAGAATTAGTAGCAGTGCGCATAACCTTTTGGTCACCAGCCTGTGCTCCATCTTTACCTGTGTCCATACCACCCTCTGTACCCATTGGCTTGAATTCATCTAATCTTTGTTTATTAGATTCAGCAAGCATCTCGGCGATTTTTTGTTCGATTGACATCGTTTTTCTCCTAACTGGAATAGTTCTATATTATTTATTAATTATCTGATTTTACTCAGAAAACTTTGAAAAGCGAGGATCTTCGCTTCTTCTAGATTACGTGAAGAAGTTTTGCGAATGAATCGCTGAGTTTCTTCAATATGTTTTTCCACAAACTTTCCATCAACGAAAACCCACTCTTTGCTTTCCATGATACCACGTACGTAGGCATCAGGTGCAGATGGGTCTGCAACGATGTCTGCTGCTGTTGACAGCATAAAATCGTCCTGAACAATTTGTACACCTTCATTATTTGTTTGAAGGGATCCAAGTGCTCGACTAGACACGCCAAGGTTTGCGCCACCCTCGAGTAAACCGATAGCGATTTTACCCATAGGTGTTTCTAGAATCTTTGCTTTGCCGATATAGTTAGTGCCTTCTTTACGTAGCGAAGTGATCAAGTGAGAAACACGATCAAGATTGATCTGTGGATTTTCTGGATGACCAAGTTCACCGTATGCACGATTCTTTTCGACATATTCTTTAATGTAACGACCGACTTCTACATCCATAATTTTTTCTGGATACATACGACCATTACGGTTTTTCAATTCTGATTGAAGGAATACACCTTCAATGAAGTGGGTTTTACCTTTACCGATTTTACTTTCGGTAACTAGGTTAACTGGATTATCTAATACTTCTCTAATAAGTTTCATGATTACACCTTATCTGGAGAGCCAGAAACATCAGTACGAGCACCAACACGAGTTGGATCATCGTATGCACCGTAAGTAGCATTCTCAACTTTAGTATTCCAACCAGCAATTTTACGTAGGGTGATATAACCAGTAACTGGTTTAGCTACATCATTAACAATAACAATGTCAGCTGTGTTGTTTGTATTATCAGTAATGCCGTATTGAGTTAAATCTAATACTGGAGCATTTTCTGGTGCAACAGAAATAATATTTTTACCGCTACGAGTAACACGAGTGCCAGCACCAAGTTCACCAGTACAAATAAAACGAACAATGTTTACTGCTGGAGTATCAGAATTTCTTGCTTGAGTAGATGCAGTTAAATTGGCAATAGTAATAGTGCCAGACTCTGCAGCGACTGTATCAAAATGAATGATAGTCTCTTGGTTAGTATTTCTTACTGTAGTGAATAGCACAGCCATTTTAGTTTTCCTCTATTTTGCTAAGCACATTAAAGAAGTTTTCTTTACCTTCTCTCATGTACTCGATAATTTCTTTTTGGTCTTGCAATAGATTATTTAGTAATTCTTGAGTAGACTCATTAATTGCAACCACAGAACCATCGGTTAGTTCATAGTGAACTTTACCTTCAACTACAACATCTAATTTGTTTAGTTTACGAATATCTTGAACGACTGGGTCAATTGTAAAAATATTTGAAGAAGCAAGTTCAACGTATGATTCTATTAGAGTATCGGTAACTTTGGTATCGTGATATTCTTTAATGATATTCGCTATACGGTTTGCTGTAATTTCTTCGTAAACCTCTTGTGTGACAGTCTCTTCTAAATTATCTGAAGTTTGTTTTGTTTTAATGTATGTTCTTGCTTCTTCAATCGTTTTGAAATCAGTTTCTACATTGTTGATATAAATTGTATCATCTGATGTTCTCTGAATTAAATTTTCATATGAATGAAATGTCTCAACAATGTCCAACCCAGTGGACTTGTTTAAAACAGATTTAGAGAACTGACCGTAGTACATATTAGCACTTATCCATTTTCTTAGTTTCTTTGGACATTGTTTTGTTTAACATGTCAACTGCATCTTTATTCATTTTTTCTGGTGATATTGGCTTTGCTTCTTTGTCTGGTCCAGACTTTTGTTCAATATCACGACCAGTACTAGGCTGGCTCTTGTCCATTTCGGAAAAAACATTGGATGTGCTATTAGCTTGATCCAATGATTTTAATACAGAGTTGATTAGATCAGACATTATCTTCACCTTGAACTTCAGCTTCTGGAGTCTTAAACATATTTTGTGCAACAGAAGCACGCATAGTTTCTAAACGTCCAGCAATCTTTTCTGCGATAGCAGCATTGAAAGAACTTTCAGTTCCAACTGTATCACCAGTAGCAATTGCATCAATTAAATCTTTTACATTACTCATTTTAAATTTTCCTTATTTTGCAGGAGGTTGTTCATTAGGATCTGGTATGGCGTTCTTAACAACATAATTCTGCTGAGCAGTTTGTTGTGCGCCAGCCACAGTTCCATCTAATTCAGCATGCTGCATCTTAGCATCATTGTCTTCTTCCATCTCGCCTTCCATTTGTTCAATGTCTGCATCAGTTTGCATAAGAACATTTTTACGAACCCATTGCGACGAGTAGTACTTACCAATGTATGGATCAAGTTGTTGTAGAATAGTAATACGATTAGTCAACAATTCAGCATCTTTTAATTCATTAAAGTGATTATCTTCTTGAAAGTCATAAGTGATATAGTGAGTCATATCTTCCCACTCATCAGCACTAATGATTCCTTTTGCTACTAACTGAAC